CTTCCCAATCAATTGGTATACCTTTTTTACACATGTCAGCATACCATCTATTAAATACAATACCATCATACCCATCTTCGTCATCAATAGCATCTTTAATATACATAAGCAAATGCCTCTCATCCGCTATACTACTTCCTAAGAAATCTGCTTTGCCCATGTTTGCTACATATACATGGTCATATAATACATTGTTTTCCAGCTATATCCCATTGTTTTTAAGTAATATATCTATTTGTTGTTTATTGTATGGTGTAATTCTTTTGCCATTCTTGTACATCATACTAACAGCATATTCACACATCTTCTTATTAAAGTGCCATCCATTATGACTAAGATAGTTAGCCATCGCCTCAGGTATTGGATCATATACATCTAAACTCTATCTTTTCATAATAATTGAAATTAACAAAGGGGAGGGTATACCTCCCCTTAACATTAATACCTTCTCATGCCATATCTAGAACCATAACCATGTCTGAAGCCATATTCCTCTTCATCATCGTCATACTTCTTCATATGCTTTCTCTGAGATAATTCACCATCTTCAAAGATACTCTTTAAGCACTCAATCTTTTTCTCTATTACAGAGATAGCTTCCATGCCCTTACCAAACTTCTCATCAGTCAATTCTAAAATTATCATAGCTTTACTTTTTAATTAGTTCATAAATCTTATCCAACTTATCTTCCAATAAATCAAGTCTACTATCTCTTTCTTTATCCTTAGCAAACTGAGGGTTAAGTTGTTTTAATATATTCTCACACTAAGTGATATTCTCTCTATAGGTACCTATGTTATCTATAATGTTCTTACTATTCTATAGTAATACTTCAACTTCATTCTATATATTCTGTTTAGTCTCACTAAGAATAATCTTACCATTACCATAAGATACCATATTAGCTGCACTAGGTATAGAGTTAAACTCTTTTACCTCATCATCAATCTTTATCTTCAAATCCACTGTGCTTGAATTGTTCATAAAGTTAGGACTGTAGTTAGTTTTAGGTTGGCTTACAGCCATAACTTCACCAATCTTATACTCAGGCTTATTGGATTTATCAAGAATATAGATTGTACTTCCTTGATTTAATATTGAGAACATAATATTATGCTATTGTTCTAGACATTAATGCTAATATACCTCTAAATCTATCATTGAATACATCAATGATATTAACTCCAATCAACTCTGCAGCAGTTACAGGAGTACCATTAGGCAGAGTTAAGGCCCTTGTGGTACCATTTAATGTAAGTGTTACAGGCAAAGTAGCTGTAGTTCCAGTAGGAATGACATCATCAATAAAGATAGTCATATGTCCTACTGGCTGTATTCTACGAAAACCTAAAGCTATATCAACAGTTTCTGTACCTATAGTAACATTAGTTGAACTCAGATAAGGAATACCACCTGCATTTGTTGTAACATTTGTTGTACAAGCCATACTTTTTACCTCCTATTATCCTTTATCAAAATACAATATTGTTACCAAAACCATTACCAAAGTAACCATTATTCCAACCATAACCACCTACATAAGGAGTAGCATTAGCAGCTATTAAGTTAGGCCACTGTACAGGTACAGTGTTAGGTTGCTTTGCAGCAATAGCATCAATCTTATCATCCAAAGCATGGAAAGCAGCATTGAACTGAAGAGTCTGCTTGTCATTACTAATTTGATTTCTCAATTGAGTGATAATATCACCCTGAGTATCAATCTTATTCTGTAATTCTCTCTCCTTCAAATCACAGAACTCCTTAGTAATAAGAGTGTTTTGAGCTTGAATAGCACCAAGGATACTGTTAGTATTGCCATCAGCCTATCTAGTTAAAGTGTTAGTTTGCTGACATACACTAAGCTGATCTGCAGCCTCATTCTGAGCAAGCTGTAATCTTATACTAGAGTCATGAGCAGCTAAAGAAGATTGCAATGCTGCAGTTTGGTTTGCAGTAGCAAGTCTATTCTCACAGCAGCACTCACAGAGTTGTCTACTCAATGATGCATCACCCTGAAGAATCTGGCTGATAATCTGCTGACCACTTAAGCCAATAGTACCATTCATATTAGCAAGTGCTACATTAATAGTATTAACTCCATCTCTTACAGAGTTAACATCAGTATTAAGCATACTAGCTAACTGAGAAAGTGCATCAGCTCTACCATTAATGGCCTGTAAAAGTAAGTCTCTACCAGCATCATTGTTAAGCTGATTAGCAAGAAAACCAGTACCATTACCATTGTTACCCCAACCATTGTTACCATTGAAGATCCAAGGGAAGAGTATCCACATAAACATCATCCACATCCAATTACCACCATTACCAAAACCTCCGTTTTGAGATAATGCCATCATCAGATTAGGATCTAAAGAATTACCTGCATTGTCAGGTATCATGTAAACATTACCATTTGCCATTGTAGTTAAATTTAAATAGTTATACAAT